TATTGACAGGTATGAATTAGATAAAGCAAAGCAGGAGTTAGGACCAGAGGGAGGAGAGCAATTACGATCTGACTTAGAGAAAGCATTAGCAGATGTAGAACGAAGTGTATCTCAAGAAGTAGAAGTTGAAGCATTTAGAGTAGGAGTATTTGAAGCGTTAAAGAATTTATTAGTCACAGGGAATACTTTGTTATACTTACCTGACGAAGGTGGTATGAGGGTATTTCGATTAGATCGTTATGTAGTGAAGAGAGACCCAATGGGTAACGTAACACACATAGCTATCAAAGAGACTGTTGCTCCGATGATGCTTCCTGAGTCTGTAAGAGAAGAGGTTTATCGTCAAGAGAAAGAGAATAGCTGTGACCTATATACCTCTGTTGTTAGAGAAGGAAATGAATTTGTAGTACAACAAGATGTAAAGGGTATAGTCATTGAAGAGTCAAAGGGTAGGTATCCTATTGAAAAGTCTCCGTTCCTCCCTCTTCGTTATACAAGAATAGATGGTGAAGACTACGGACGAGGATTTGTAGAGGAGTACATTGGTGATCTTAAATCTTTAGAGTCGTTAACAAAAGCGATAGTCGAAGGTAGTGCAGCAGCAGCTAAGGTATTGTTCATGGTTAATCCGAACGGTACAACCAGGGCTAAGACTTTATCTGAATCTCCTAACGGTGCAATTGTACAAGGTAGTGATGGAGATGTATCTGTCTTACAACTTAACAAGTTCAATGACTTCCGTACTGCACAAGGAGTAATGAATGGAATCAGTGACAGATTGTCTCAAGCTTTCCTTCTTAACGGTAGTGTAGTCAGAGATGCAGAACGAGTAACAGCAGAGGAGATACGTATGTTATCTCAGGAGTTGGAAGCTGCACTTGGTGGTCTTTATTCTTTACTGTCACAAGAGTTTCAAATGCCTGTCGTTACTAGGTTAATGGCAAGGATGAGTAAAGAAGGAAGACTTCCTAAGTTACCTAAAGACATTGTTAAACCTACTATTGTTACTGGTGTTGAAGCACTAGGACGAGGTAATGATTTACAGAAGCTTGATCTATTCCTTGCAGGGGCTAATCAAATCGTTGGTCCTCAAGCAGTTGCACAATATGTTAATGTATCTGATTACTTCAAGAGAAGAGCTACAGCGTTAGGTATTGAGACTGAAGGACTAATTAAATCAGACGAAGAAATTCAACAAGCTATGCAGCAAGCCCAACAACAAGAGATGATGATGAAGTTGGGTGGACCTGCTGTAGCACCTGCTATCAATGCTGCACAAGAGCAGTACATGAGTAGTCAACAACAACAACCACAAGAAGAGTAGAGAGATATGGCAGAATTACACCGAGTAGAGATAAATGAGAAAGCACCACAGGAGATTGACCCTGAGTCAGAAGAAGCTGTTGAGGCAGTACCTGAAGAACAAACAGACAGACCTGAATGGTTACCCGAAAAGTTTAAGAACGCTGAAGATATGGCTAATGCCTATAGTGAACTTGAGAAGAAGATGGGAGCAGGGGCTAATAATGAACAGGAACAAGAAGAAGTACAACAAGAAGAAGAGCAATCAACAGATGAACAAGATGACACTCAGGAGGAAGGTAATGATCTTAGTAAACTGCTTAATGAAGCTAATGATGTATTTCAGGAAAACAATAACGAGTTACCTGAAGAATCTTACGAGAAACTTGTTGAAGCTGGTATCCCTAAAAACTTCATTGACCAATACATAGCAGGAGGTTTAGCACTTCAACAACAAAAAGAAACGAATGCTCAACAAGAAGAAAGCAATATCAAAGCAGCTGCTGATGGTAACTGGGATCAAATGGCAGAGTGGGCAGCTAATAACTTATCTCCTGAAGAGGTAAATACTTTCGATGATATTGTACAGAACGGTACAGTTGACCAAGCAAGACTGGCTACTAAAGGATTATATGCACAATACAAAGCAGAGAACGGAGTTACTCCTAAGCTGGTACAAGGTGCTGTAAGTGGTTCATCATCAATGCCTTTTAAATCTAACCAAGAACTTGCAAGAGCAATGTCTGATCCTCGATACAAGAGTGGTGATAAAAGTTATCACGAAGAGATTGACAGACGCATTGCAGCAAGTCAGAATTACCTATAATTTTATTTGGTTGGTTCATATATGAAGCCTTGGACTCCATCTTTTTTCTTGCCAGTGTTGGTTCTGGTTCTTTTGGGTGGATGTTCCAAGGCTTCTTTTTATCCGTTAATAGGTAGTGTAGGTGGAGCAACTGTTGGTAGTCTTGGTGGTCCTGGCCCTGCTGCTGGTGGTGCTGCCCTTGGATGGGGACTAGGAGAGGGTGCTAAGTTAATGGAGGAGAACAAAGGATTAGCTAACAAAGTTAAAGCTATATCCGAAGGAGATGTACAGGAACTTGTACAACAACAATTAAATGAGAAGATGGACGATGGATTCTTTGATTCTATGTTAGATGAAGTATATGGTTTCTTGAAACTATGCCTAATGGGTGTAATACTTTGGAACATCATACCGATAATCTATACTAGATATGTACAGAAAAAATCTAACAATAATGATAAATCAATTAAAAAGACTAAGAAGAATTTATAACAACTTGAACAAGAAGGAGAAGGCTATTGTCTTGACTGTTCTATGTTTAAGTGGAATTATAATACTTAACTTACTTTAACAGACAATTAGTAGCACTAATGTCAAGACCCACTGCGGTGGACAATCTCGATCAAAGGTTCAAACGAAAGTCGCAAAACAAATACATAAACATTAATAACAAAATACATAAGGAGATAATATATCATGGCTAATGGAGATACATCCCCCTCACGTGTAGGACAAGTTAATAGTGCTGGTAACGTAGATGCTTTGTTTCTTAAAAAGTTCAGCGGAGAAATCTTGCAGACCTTTGAGGAGTCAAACATTTTCAAACCACTACATACTGTTCGCACAATCGAAAACGGTAAATCAGCTCAGTTCCCAGTAACTGGCGTAGCTTCCGCTGACTACCACACACCTGGCGAAAACATCGCTGACGGTGGAAACTCATACTTGAGCGACATCAAGAAAGCAGAGAAAGTAATCACCATCGATAAGATGTTACTTGCTTCTACCTTCTTGGCTAACATCGACGACGTAAAGAATCACTACGACATCCGCAGCGTTTACGCTAACGAATTGGGTAAGGCTCTTGCTAAACGTTTCGACGAAGCTATTGCTAAAGTATTCATCGCTTCTGCTCGTTCAGCTGCTGCTGTTACTGGTGGTAAAGTCGGAGGAATCCTCGACGTTTCTGCTAACGCAATGGGAGACGGAGCTGACTCAACTGATGATGCTGACAACACTGATCCAACAGGAGCAGAACTTGTTGCTGCTTTATTCACTGCTGCTCAGAAGCTCGACGAAAACGACGTACCTAGTGACGGACGTTTCTGCGTACTTCGTCCTCAAGAGTATTACAAGTTAATCACTGGCGGTGCTGGTGCGTTGGCTATCTCTACTTCGGCTGTCAATAAAGACGTTGGAGGAGTAGGAAGTATTGCTTCAGGATCGATTCCTCAAGTTGCAGGTATCACGATCTACAAAAGTAATCACATCCCTTCGACTGATTTATCAGCTGTTGTTACTGGAGACGGTGCTTCTAACAATGATGTCTTCGGTGCAAACGGAGCAGGTTACAATGGTAACTTCGTAAACACTTTAGGTGTTGTTGCTCACTCTGCTGCTGTAGGAACAGTTAAGCTTCTTGATCTTGCTACTGAAAGCGAATATCAAATTGAGCGTCAAGGAACACTTTTTGTTGCTAAGTATGCTATGGGTCACGGAGTTCTCCGTCCTGAGTGTGCTATCGAATTACAGAAATAGTTCTCTCTTCGGTGTTGGGGAGGTTTGGATTCGTTCCACTCCCCTTCACTGATATTTTTATTTATAAAGAAAAGCGATGGCACTGACTACTAAACTAGAAGCGGTAAACATAATGATCTCTGTAATAGGAGAGTCACCTGTTAATACTTTAAGTGGAACTAGTGTTCCTGTAACCGTTACACAGGCAGTCCATGCGTTAGAAGAAACCAGCAAAGCCCTCCAATCAGAAGGATGGCATTTCAACACAGAGTATGATTACCCACTTGTTCCTGATTCTGTTACAAGTAGGATTACTCTTCCTGTTAACACTTTAAAGGTAGACTTAGACCCTGAGATATACACGGACTCTGATCCTGTACAACGAGGTCTTAAACTATACGACAGGAAAAACCACAGGGATACTTGGACTAAAGACTTAAAGGCTATTATTACTTTTGAGTTAGACTTCGAAGAACTACCTGAACAATTTAGACATTACATTGCTGTTAAATCAGCTCGCATCTTTGCTGCTAGGTTCTTAGGTAGTAGAGAGATAGAAGGGTTTGCTTTAAGAGATGAGATCGAAGCTAAAGCTAGAGCTATCGAGAGTGACTCTGAGAATGCAGATAGAACTATCTTCGATAACTATAGCGTATTACGAGTACTTGATCGATAGAGATGCCACTGCTTAACACCAGTATTCCTAACCTTGCCCAAGGTGTATCACAACAGCCTGACAATTTAAGATACCCTGGACAGTGTGATGAACAAGTTAATGCTTGGTCAACTGTAGTAGAAGGTCTAGTAAAAAGACCTAACAGTAGGTTCTTATATGATACTGACTTAGGTGCTAATGTTAGCTCTGATTTATTTAGTCACTATGTAGATAGAGATGAACAGAATAAATATGTTATTACCTATGACTCTGTTAACGGATTAAAAGCAAGAGACTTAACAGTCGATAACATTAATGCTGGTGATATGAGTATTACTATTGAAGATGCTACCGCTGGTACTTATGTCTCTGTTTCTAATCCTCTTACGGACCTTACAGCTTTAACTATAGCAGACTCTACCTTTATTGTTAACAAAACTAAGACGGTAGATAAAGTAGCAGACGTTGAGTTAAAGACCAAGCCGTTAGAGAAAGATGCTTTAATATTTGTTAAACTAGGAGACTATGAGAAAGCTTATAGCATTTACTTGGATGGACTGTTAGTCCCTTTAGCAACAGCTTTACAAGGCACTTCAACTGACGATTACCATGACTATACCAACACATCACACGGTAACTCAGGTGTTCAACCTGCTACTTACATTAGTGGACCAGCAGATAAAGAACCTAAAGGAGCACACGCTGACACGGAGTTTATAGCAAGAGACCTTACCGATTGTTTAGACACTTATATAAACGGTGCAGGTACTTTAGAAGTTTTTGCTTTATCGGGAGGATCAGGTTTAGGTGGACCATCTAACCTCAGATACTACTACAATGCTACAACTACATTTCATGTAGACCAATTTGACTCAGGAGTAAAGATAGGAGCAGGTGCAGGTGGGACTTTAACTGTTGTTAACGGTGTAGTCACTGGTTCTACTTTAACGCAAAAAGGCACTGGTTATGATAGCTCTGTTTCTACTGCTGCTTATAACCCAGGAACACAATCTGGAATGTTAATAACTGTAAGGTGGAGAATGTCTCATTCGTACAAGAGAGGCACGTCAATTAATTCAGGAGACCTAAACTATTTAACTCCAGGTGTTATAATGCCTACTATAGACTCTGCTACTGTCGCAGGTACTACTACAAAATTTACTACAGAGAGGAACGGAAGTGTTATAAAAATATCATCAGACACAGACTTTAGACTTAGAGTTTCAGATGGTTTAGCTGACCAAGGATTAGGTGTTATTTATAAAGAAGTAGATAATATTACTGATCTTCCTAAATCTTGTTTTAATGATTTCCGAGTTAAGATAATAGGAGACACAGACCTAGAGCAAGATGATTACTATGTAAGGTTTAAGAGTAAAGATA